GGAAATAGTGTGGAGAACAACACAAAGACTATTAACAACATAGTTACTAATACCATGATGCAAAGCTGTCAGAGCGCAACTAACAATACTATACAGAGTCAGAGTATTAAGGCCACTTGTAGTACAGCAAAGATTCAAGCTGCGTTAGCTGCAGCGAGAAAGTGTGGAAAGACTATTCTGAAAGAACATCCAGATTGGAGTGTCGATGATCTAGATAAAATGTACAAAACTTTTTGTCCAAATATATGTAGCGTAACAGATGTTTCACAAAATCAGACCCTTGATGTTACTGTTAGCGTCAAGCAGTTACAAGACAACAATCTCAAAATACAAAATAATATTACGAATAACATCGTAAATAACCTTGATGTGAAAGGTCAAGGAGGTATTGGAAATGATACGAAAACAAATCTTAACACTATATCCAATAATGTTAGTAACTACATTTCACACTTGCAACAGGGAGATTGGGAAAAAGTTGGACAGACTCAGGTTATTAGTGCAGATGGTGTTCAGGTTTATATGGTAAAACAGGAGGAAGTGGCTAAGGTAGTTTTGAACGCTTTGCAACAGCAGACATCTTATACTGACGCTGTAAATAGCATTGCTAATACAGTTACACAAAATACTAAGGTATCAGGTTCGCATATAATCATTATTGTTGTACTAGTATTGTTAGTATTGGGTGTAGGAGGTTACATATTCTATAGGTACAGAAAGAAGAGGAAGGCAAGTACGAATGGAAGTGCACGCAGGAGAAGGGGCTCCGGTGAATCCTCTGAGTGAATATTGTATATTAATAATAATATACATTCCTAATAAAGAATGGCCGATGCAGCAGCAGCAGGAGCAGGAGCAGGAATGATGGCGGCGTTGTTGCCAGAACTCGCAGATCCTGAATTACTAATTTTTTCTCCTCTAGTATTACTAGGTTTCGCATTATTCGCCCATAATGTACAGAGAACTAGTGAAACTAATATTACTAATATAGTAAATGATAGCGTTATTTCATCTCTACAACAGTCTTCAACTAATGTAAAAGATAACCAAAAGGTGGAAATCACATGTGACCAAAGTGTAGTGAGGAGTGTTGTTAATTCTCAAGAGGACTGTATACGGAACCTCGCTCCGTCTATAAGTTCTGGTAAGTACACCGCTGCCCAGGTAGCGGAGGTATGTAGACCAGCACTTTGTGTTGGGAATAACCTCACTATTTCTAATAGTATTTTTGCAAGAATCCTGGTTGAAATGGACGCTAATACTCAGCAGTTAATAAATAATAACTTAACCAACGCGTTAAATAGTTTTGCTAATCAAGATAATAGTGGTATAATCTCTGGAGGCAATACCGTTACAGCCACAATAAATTCTATAACTAACGCAGTCCAAAAACAGATGGCAAGCTTTTCACAGGAACAGGTTAATACTATTGAACAAAATCAGACCGTCATACTAGGAAATGAATCTTTTTCTCAGCTATCACAGTCCTCAGTAGAAAAATTTGTTTCCAATGCGCTTCAGAGTAATAGTGATGTACAGAGTGGTATTAATAACCTGCGCAACCAAATGTCGGCAAGTACTATCCAGCAAAATAGATCATCTTTGGTTAGAACTCTGACATATATTGCAATAGCTATAGTAGTATTACTTATAATAGCAGGTATAGCATGGTTCTTGAAACGCCGAAGACGTCGAAGTAATTAAAAAAAGCTAGTTTTTATTTACCATCAGTAAATAAAAAATGGGTGGAGGTCCTTCTGTAGCAAATATAACAAAGGTAGTTAATGATGCAGTAACTACCACTATAACAAATTCTATCCAGTTCGCTTCGGAACAATCCATAGCTCGTCAGACTCTGAATATTGACTGTCAGGATATGCCAGGTATAGGTACAACATCGGAGAATTGTTTCATTGCAATGAAACAAGTAGGAAGTACAGACGCCGTAAGCACAGTTTGTGGTCCACAAACCTTAATGACATGCGGTGCTAATGGCATTACTATATCAGGAGCTATCAATGCCAACTTAGACTCTAATTCTGTTAATAATGCAAAACAACAGATAGCAAATAATATCCAAACTAACATAGCTTCACAATTAAGTCAAGAAACAAATTCAATAATATTTAGTAGTGATGAATCCAATGAATTGAATTCTATTACTAACATAGTGCAGAATCTTGCAGCCAATTTTATGCAAAATGACCTTAGTAATATAACTCAAAGTCAAACTATTACTCTAAAAGACGTACAAGTTCGTGTGGTATCACTTAATTCCGTTATCGATCTGGTTCAGAAGAATATAATTAGTAGCACTACATATCAACAAGCTATTAACGACCTATCTAATTCTATAGTAGCCCAAGCTACACAAAAAAATAAGCTAGAAGGACCATTGACCGTTTTGATGTATGTTTTTGGTATAATAGTAGGAATATTGGTAGTATTTGGTTTAGCTTTGTGGATCATAAAGAAAAATAGAAAATAAACTATACTTATAAATGAGCAATCAGTCTTATTCTACAACTAGAGCGGTAACGAATGCATATCTAGCTATTCACAAGATACATCCCAGAGTCTAGATTCTCAACAGCTTGTAACAATTGACTGTGATAGTTCTGGGAAACCTGTAAATTGCACAGAGTGTTTAAATTGGTGGAACAGTCCTGCAAATGTAGGATCATTTGAACCCCCTCCTACGTCTGAGTTTATAAATAAGATGTGTGAACCTGTATGTAATTGCATGGCTAGTGATATAAAAATGTCGCAGACAATTACGATTGATTTCGATGCATTTTTACGCGCCGGAGCACGAGATAAATTCCAGACTCAACTCAAAAATAGCTTGTCTCAGGCTGCAAAATTTTCTGGCACTCAAGGTCCCAATGCCCAAACTGCTAATCTGACTACAACATCTAATAAGCTATATACGGCAATGACCGATAACACTTTCCAAACGGCGCTACAAGGATTATCGGCCATGCAAGTGATAGCTGTCAAAGGACCTAGCTCAGTTGTTACTGTAGATCTTACACAGGCTATTGATTATATCGATAAAGTCATCCAGTCCCATAATGCTACATCTAGCGTAATCAATGACTATGACACACGTATTCTTCAGGCTACTTCACAGTTGATAACCGGTGGTATCAACGAATTAATAGAATGGCTAATACAAATAGTTTTATTTGTAGTAATATTGGTTATACTTTTCTTCTCGTTTGATCTTATACTTGAAGCATTGACATTAGCTGTAAGTTAAGTAGCTTTTCTAAGAGCGTTCCTTATTAATAATACTACTATGGTTATGACTATAAGTAAGAGAAAGATACCAGTTATTATGAAGTATCTCTTGGTGCTATCCCATACACTTTTTATATTAAACTTAACATTATCATCTACGGAATCTACAATACTCTTCATCTGTTGATTTACTAATGAATTAAACATGTCTACATTACATCCCTTAGCCGCAGGTGGTGGTAGACCCCCCGAACTGCTAGGCTGTGTGAAACCAGGATTATCAGGGTCTGAGGCACTCTCAGAACATGTTGCTGTGATAGCCTGCATAGTTGCATCTATAACAACATCTTGTATAACACCACTGAGATCCACACCTGGCCCATCGATTACCAATGCCTGAGTAGAATGCAAAGTTTGTTCTACCTTAGTAACCATGTCGGATTTAATTGTCACCAGAAGACTAATTAAATTAGAATCATTCATGGTTCCTGTATTTCCGTACTTATCTTTCATGTCTTGTAGCACTTGTTGGGCTATAGCGTTGATATCTACATTCTGTACTTGTTGATTAACTATGGAATTAAGTGTTATATGCGATGAATTATTAATGTTAGATATGCTACAAGTACATACCCCCCTGCAAAATGTTTGCTTATATTTTAGAATTTCAGGATCATCAGACATGATATCAACAGACCTAGGTAAGTTGGTAATCAAACATGCCCGACATTGATCAATACAAGATTCTTTACAATTACTTGTTTCCATCAGGTTTTGTACCTTAGATTTATTGTCGGGATCATTGAGCCATTTATCAGAATAGTATTTCTGTAAACAATTTCTACAATCCTGGGTGAGTTTCGTGTTACAGTTTACACCAGCGAAACTTATTGCTGTAAAGTTCACATCCATTGACTTTTTTACTACTTGGGATGCGAATGCACCGGCTATACTCTTCTGTAGAGCTTCTTGCCGATCTTTGAAAGATTGAGATCGTTGTGGAATACTAGGAGCTGGACCCATTTTTATTTAAGGTATGTTTTATTTATTTGATTACTATAAAAATGGCAATGAATAATAACGATGTACAAGGAGTTATGCAAGATTATCTTAACTGGACTCTTTCTTTGTTAACAGCCAGTGATCCTACCGATCCAACTACTAGAATATGGAAAGGTGGTACCGATAGATCGTGGTGTGCTCCGACAGCACCTCTAAATCCTTCGGCATCTGCTATGACATTTCCTCCGCAGGTTTGTGTAGCTAAAACAAAGTGGCGAGTTACCGATACATATCTACTCAATACTATGTTAGGTTATGATACCACTTTGCAAAGTACTGTACAAGATACCTCTACCAATGCAGGAGATCCGACCGTCACATGTAGCAAAATTACAGACCAAACTAAATGTAACCAGAATAAGGCCTGCGATTGGAATTATGCTTATTGTGAGACAAACTCTGAATATAAAGATACAAATTCGCATGATGGTTATGCTTATTTTCAGATTACAGAATACGATCCCGTAACATGTACTGCACTAGGAGAACCTAAAACATGTTATTTGGAAGTAATCCAACAAGCCCCATCCTGGGTACAATCTCCACCGCTTGTTAAGTGTGCCAATAATAACAGCGAATCAAAGTGTGAAGAAAATAACATGTGTCGGTGGGTTGCTAATGCATGTCAAGATAAGCTGTATACTTATCAGATGGACCAATCTACAGTAGAAAACTTTACTACTGGTCAACCAGATTGTAGCACTTTTACTGACCAAACAAATTGTCAAAAGGACAATAACTGTACTTGGGATAATAATAAATGTACACCAAATTGTAGTAATTTTAAAAACCAAGCAGATTGTCAAACACAGCAAATTGATAATAGGTTGTATTGTGCTTGGGATAATAGTGAACAGGTCTGTAATACATCTCCTGTGGAATATCAATGTGATTACTGTAGTACTAAAAGCAAAGAAGATTGCAATAATGATAATGTTTGCAAATGGAGTGATGGTTCATGTACCCCAATTGTTAATACATGTTCATGCCAACCAACCTCTCTTACAAAAAAGTGTGTAGGTAAGGATACAGAAGGATGCTCGCTTACGGGAAAGGCTCCAACATGTGGATATAAAGCAGTCGATTGTAATAGGACTTGTATATGGCCTCAAGCACCAGATGGTCCAAGCGTTGTAGGACTCGAAGCTCATTTTGTTAGCACTGTTGCAGTCGCCGGAGGTATTATACTCCCATCACCACCATCATTAGTTATATTTCCATCAAAACCGCAGACTGGATATCCTCCCGATGTAATGTTATTTGTTTCTGACCCTGATAGCGGTGTACCAAAGTATTATAAAATTGAGGTTAGTAACGATAGCAAAGGTATGACTCAACAGTTAAACGGTTACTGTCGACCCGATAGCTTGATCGATGGTAACCCAGATGATCCTGATACAGGGTGGCTGCCGTTTGATAACGCACCACCTAGCGATCACGATACTCTCCCATGTACCAATTTACGTACACTTCAATACGTTGTGACGCAATATTATACTGTTAATAACTCTACAGAATCATGTCCTAATGCTAGAAAGAAATGTCCCATTTGTTATGGTGTTGGCGCTAGTTGTAGCCAATACCAGAGTGGCGATGATTGCACTAAATCTGGGTGTAAGTGGAATGGTTCGTCATGTACCTCCAATTGTACATATGGCCACGCTCCGCATTGTGGCCCTTCTGACGATTGTACAGCGTTTAACACTCCCGGTAATGCTTACTTCATCCCCTTTTACTACTTCCTAATGAATAATGCAAAAATGCTTAATCAATGTTGTAATTTCAATCCTGAAACTGATGGTGATAATATTTTACTCAAATATTTCTGTTCAGTACGAGGTGATAATATAAAACTTAAACAACCTAACGAACAAGTACCCGGATACACCCTCGACCCTGATTCTGGAATACCTCCTCCATTATGTGATCTCAGAATGGCTCAGTTATGTAATGATCCTGTGATGTCAAGTAGCGAGGCGTGCTCTTGTTTGCAGCGACCTAATCCAGAAATAATGAACACTAGCGTATATAAATATTTGTCTGATACACTAAACGTGCCGGATACGTGCTTAACAGGAGCGTGTGATCCTAGTATATCCTATGTTCCTTCTGCACTTCGGAAACAAATATGTCCAAATGTTTGTAGTAGTATTCTACAAGTTAACTCTGATGGGTTCGCCAACGTAGAAATAGATGGGGTAAATATGGCTGTATGGTGTGACCAAACTACGGGTACAGTATCCTTATCTTCCGAATCTCCTGTACTTGCTGCTAAATCTAGCACTGAAACACCCTCTACTAACAATAAATGGGTACTATATTTGCTTGTAATTCTTATAGTTATTCTAGGCATTTTGATATTTTTTTTATAGTCTAACTAATAAATGTCTTCAGAATTACAAACCGAGACAGAGATAGCGGCTGATTTTTTGAACGATTATGTTACTTCTCTTCTTACAGATGCTTTGTATACTAGATCAGGAGCTCCAGATCCGCTCAAACTAGTGGAAATTTCAACTGTTTCAACCCCTCCAACTGATCCTACAAGTAAGACTGGTTATGATTTAATTACTAATACGGGATATTCAATATACAGTGTAATTGACCCTAGTAAATTGGATATAGGAAATGATTACATACCTACACTATCACTCACAATGATTGATCCTCCAAATGTATGTACAGTATGTATGAATCCTAGTTGGGATACAGCTGCAGTAAATCACGACATATTGAGCCCTAACTGTACGTATGTTCCCTCAGGAAGTAAGTGTAAGACAGGCTCATTCCCCGCGACTGGCACTGAAATAACAGGATTACCTACCTGTAAAGTTTGTACACCTCCAGAAATTAAGACTAATGTACCACCCAGACCCGTAACAGGACTTATGTATCAAGGAATAAATTCATCGAGCATGCCCCTTTTTCTTAAAGCAACTCAACAAGGAGGAAGTACTTTATATAAGCCTAGCGCATATATATTATGTAACTCCTCAATATCACCTTGTCCCACAACAATACAAACAACTCCATCTGTAGGTATGTATTACTTGACTAATCACCCAGGAATTGTTCTAGGTCTTAATAATACAGATAGTTTCTGGAGGTTATTTAGAATTGGCTATGATTCGAGCAATCCAATCACCGAAATTAATAAATTAAGCTCTGAACAAATTAATAAATTTTTGGGAAAGAGTATGAAATGGCTTGGTACATGTTGTACACGAAGTCAGAGTATATCTAGTGTTAGTACAACTTTACACTCACAGATATGTGGAAATGGTGATCTTCGTTCAGACATATATGGAATGCCAACCCCACAGTGTGATGATTACGCAACACAACATTGTGTAGGGGGTTCAACACAACGACAAAAATATTGTAGTACTCCTACTCTTGATTGTGTAAATAAAGATAAGGATACTCCAACATGTCAAGATTGTTTATATCGACACAAAGATGAGATAGCCTGTTCGTGTTTTGAATGGAATACAACGAATGACCAAGGAAACCCTGTAGCATGGCGTGGTCCCATTACCCCTACAATAGATGATGATACCACTCTAGGTAAAGAGTATGATAGCAAACTATATAGATTCATGAAAGACAAAAATCCCACTCATCTTTCTAGAAAATGTGTCCTCAGTAATTGCAAGGATATTAACTCATATAAGACAGCTGTTATGTTACGTGCTAGTTGCCCAGAACTTTGTACTAGTATGCTGTATAACACGATAACTGACGGAAAGACAGATTCTAATAATCGTTCAACTACAAACATAAAAGATGCTAAGATTACTGTTCGTTGTGGCTCAGCTGATACTAACTATTATCAGGGGCAATCATCGCTAGCCCCAGGATATAAACCTCCATCTAAGCCAGTAGTAAGATGGCCCATATATTTGCTAATAGGTCTCGTCGTAGCTGGAATTATCGGAGGAGTAGTAGCATATGTGATAATTAAACGTAGAAAGAAATAATATCATCTATTAACATAAATAGCTATGGATATTAAACAATTACAGGCAGATTATCTAGATTGGTATTGCGCTGCCTGGCCTCAATCCGCCTACACTGGAAAAAGTACGTATATAGCATATCCAACAACAGGTGCCGAAGGAACGAACACATTTAGTACCTCCAGCGGAAATGGTAATTTACCACCAACTACCCCACCACCAGCTAAAATAACTACTTTCGCCGAATGTAAGACTAATGCCAACGCACCTACACAAGATGATTTTGAAGATATTTCCAATATCAAGGATATAAAGGCCTTTCTAACGAATCAACGCCAAGGACTTACGTCCGGAGATAATCCGTATGGCCAGAACTCTTTCAGTAATCCAAAGTGGGCTAAAGCATGTTGCTGGAATACTCATCAATTAGAACCCCAGATGCAGAAATTGCTATGTACTAATAACAGCGTTCCGTACAAACATGACTCCAAGTTTATACCTACTCAAGATTGTGATCTATTAATGTCGAATGGAGCTACAGGGTATTGTGACAAACCTATGTTCGATCCAAACTCTGGAAATATACTCAATACTGACCCACAAGAAAACCTTAACGATCCCAGCAAAACTATACCACAAGGTGCGACATACACGGTACATAAGGATGGATCTTTCCATGGGATACCACTCAAAGCTGGACAAATACTTCAGTCCTTAGAGAAAATAATTAAGGATCAATGTAAAGGAACCAATCCGTGTGATTTCACTAAGCTTTGGCAGGTTATTGCTCTACCAAATACAGATGATCCTAATATATGCGCGTGTTATAATATCGATCTGAGTAACGAGAGTGCTCTTAGAGACGATGAAAAGTTATATAAGGCTCTTAAGTCAAATAACCCAGATCTTACCCCAAATTGCGTTGTTAATACATGCAACGACCCCTTAGCATACAAGAGCTCTGCATGGTTAGAAAGTGGTTGCCCAAATGTGTGTTCAGCAATATCTTCCGATCCACAGTCTCAGAGTTATGTTGGAGTAACATGTGGTAAAGATGATATAATTGTTAATAATATAGCTGATATCATTAAGAATGGTAATGGTTCAAATATGACCAAAGACGCATCATCATCTTCTACAAGTAATAATAATTCGGTTTTTAGAACCCCGTTATTCTACGTACTATTGGGTATATTACTGCTTCTAGCAGTTTGTGTCATAGTGAAGATAGTAAAACGTAAATAAAGTCATACAATATTGTATGACTTTTTGCACAACATTAATTTCGTTTTAGAGTTACAGTGAAAGATAGAAACTTCATGGGCTCATCTTGTTCATCTATCGTTGCTACAGCTTGCAGAGTTAGGATAGCAGTAGCTGAGGCGGGTTTTACTACGTCTTGATGGGAAATTATTGTCATCTCATCCATTGAAGATGAACTGACGGTCGCTAACTTTTCTCCAGTCTGTTCTTCTACTAAATAGAATGTAACTTCACCTTTCCCTTGAACTATAATGTCAAGATTACTTATTGAATACTCGTTGTTATCATGAGGAAAAGTTATCAATGAGTTTAGTTTTCCGTGTAGTAGTTCAATATGTTTACTCCACGCAAGGACTTTAGGGCCCTGTTTTCCGGGACTGCCTTTTTTTCCACACGGGCCAACGTCTCCTTTCTCTCCTTTCTCTCCTTTCTCTCCCTTTTCAGAGATAAGTAACGGACTCTCTTCATTTACTACTAAAGTTTCAGTGTTGTTAAGCGTAATATTAGCTGTTCCATTTGTCATTACTCCTGTAGTAGGCCGCTGGACTGCTGGTTTGGATTGTCGAGATCGATGTATATAGCTTGGTCGATGCATTGCGAACATTGTTTTGATCTTAATCAGCAGTGTTTTAGATAGCTTTTCTTCATTCCAGCTTAAAACAATAGTTTAGCACAATAAAATGTCCAAACTTTTCACCGATAATAAACAAATGATGGTCCATATTGTTTCTGAAGTTGTAGTTCTTGTCGGCCTGACTTTTTATTTCAACCAAAAGAACAAGAAACTTATGGCTCATATTGAGGATCTTGCTCAACGCATAGAAGAGCAAGAAGATCTGCTACAGAAACACGATCAGATAATTAAACAATTAGTTGACCATGTTAGCAAACAACAGGTAGCAATGCAACAGCAGGTTGCACCTGTTAAACCGGCTAATGTTATCAAGAAGGCTTCTCCACGTAGAAAGATACGGGTCAAGCGTCGTCTTTCATCTCCCCCTCCTTCTACTCCACCAGTAAAACACAATCCAGTTCGCGTGCATTTTGCTCAGGATCAAGAATCTGAATCTGAGTCCGAGACTGAAGTTGACCTGGATAATGAACTACAAGAAGAATTGAACGATTTAGTTGAGACAGACACCAGTTTAAAAAAAGAAGGCCCAATAGACAAAGACAATGCAGACTAAGAGACTTGTTCCCGGAAAGACTGTTACAAACCTTCCTAACCCCCCTGATGCTGGCTCCAAGCCCACGATTATTCCCATTCCCAGGATCTCTCGTAGGCAACATAGGAAATGCGAAAGACCCAATTATATCCCACATCCCAGCCCCAATTATGATAATCGAGATGAATGGAATTACGCCTATGATCCCCAACTCTTCACCATGTATAGAATTGTTGGAAGAATGATAGACGAAAGGTATCCCAAAATAAAAATTGACTGGCAACATCCCAAGTATTATAGAGCTTTCAATAAACTCATATACCATTGTTCTTCTAAGTTTATCACTCCATACATCGAGGAGCGACACGAAGATGATGTAATATCATCTAAGGAACTGGCAGAAGAAGATAAAGGATGGGAAAAGCAAAAAGGCTATTAAATGAGGCTAGAAAGGAGGTATTTGCCGAAATAAGTGGTAAATACGATGATAGTTCTCATTTAAATTACGACGATATTACTACCTATACTGACGAGGAAGATGAAACAATGAAGATCATTGATCTATCATGGGATATACGTGAGACTTTATTTGAGTATGTTAACGAAGTTGCATACCCTCTCTGTGAATATCTAGACATGGATAATATGATTAACTATGTTGATTGGGTATTGGAACAAAATTTATAACTAATTAACTAAGTTATAAATATTTACCACAAAATATTATCTACGCGGTTAATAAATGGCACTACGCTATAATATTACTAAAGGTCAAGCACAACGCCTTTATAAAACCATGAAAGATCTTAATGACATACTACTTAAGAATGGTATTGCATATTGGGTAACCGGTGGGTCATTAATTGGAGCGCTGAGACATCGTGGAATTGTTCCATGGGATGACGACGGTGATATTTGCATCATGAAAAAAGATGTAAATAAACTACGTAAACTTGTACCTCTATTTGAAGGCAAGAATTACATTCTAGAAGAAGGTACCGCTGACGAAGAGGACGGAAGCCCTGAACCTTGTGTAAATAAGAAAAATAGTTGCACGTGGTTCTTGGAACCTAAGGGTAAAAACTCTTTAGGTGTTGATATCTTTGTCATGGATAGGATAGGACCACTTGTTACATATGCTGATCCTTCTTGGAGGAATGCTCCTAACGGAGGAAGAACGTGTTACTTCTTACATCGTTATATTTTTCCATTGGTTCCCGTTCGTTTTGGTAATTTCTGGGTCATGACTCCCTATAATGCCATCGAACATCTTAATCAATGTTATGGGACAGACTGGAATTCAGTTTCTCAGAGACTCTATGACCATCGTGAAGGAAAATGGATTAATTCTAAGAAGATTAGAATGGGGGTAGAGGATTATCAGACTATTCCTGCACCTCGAAGTACTTGTACTCCGACTCCTCCCTCTGTTAAAAGCTGTACATTAGGGTCACGGTCATCTTCAAATCTCAAGGATATGAACGATCGCGAGGTACGATTAGTGGCAAGAATATTCAAGATCAAAGGTAGATCCAAAATGTCTATTCCAGACCTTAAGAAAAAGATTGCTAAAATCAAGTAAACATTAGATTTAATACTACTAGTATTAAATATAGTTAAAATCTCTCTACTAACTTTGTTCTAAGATTGCTGTATCTACTTTGTTCTAGTGTTCTCTTCATTATACTCAAAGGATCAGGGCTTTCACCTCGTAACATGGATGATATGATAGATGGATTAAACCCTGTGATAAAAATAGAACCGTTTTTATGAGAAGTTGTACAGAAAGATTCATTATCAGGATTTAGGTTCCAAAATATTATCACAGGTCTTTTATACCCAATGCTTTTAAATTTAGTATCAATAGCAGTGAAATCTACAGAGGAACCTCCAGCTTCTTCAAAGCTCATATCTGTTATAACAAGGATAGTTTCGGGTACGATGCCATTCTTGGTAGCATATTCTAATAACAAGTTAAAAACAGCATTAAAATCCAGTGTACCGGCCCATTCTGAGTTTCGAAGTTCTTGACATCTTGTATATATGTCTTTACTTGCGAGTGTCAGTAGTGTAGGAACATTAGAAAAATTTATAATTCGGCTTTTCATTATACTACAATTTGAGATCAAAATACTCATACCTAGCGAAATATCCATAGGGGTATACGGAAATTTATCCTTCTTTCCAATGCCCCAGTCTTTCATGGATGTGGACGTGTCAACAATGGGTATAATACTAGAAAATAAACCTGTTTCATCTATTTGATCCTCTAAGCATCTCCATTGCGCTTGACATATGTAATTAGGTGTAGACTTACTAACAACTTCAGAGATTATTTCGTGAGGTAGAGTATGTGTAATATTTGTACTGTGAGATAACTCAGACCTCCACGTATAAAATGATTGTGGAACATGGCGTTCAAAGGCTTTCTTAAGATTTTGCATAGCCCTGGATGGTACAGTATTAAAGTCGATATTGTCCCAGTCTTTTCTGCACATAAGAGTTTCCGTAATACGTAGATATTCTCGCAATGGAGAAGTATAACATTTACGATACTTAGCCTTACTAATTACCATTACAGTACATAATTGGTCAACTGTTTTATATTGTCGGTCTAGTGAATCATTTTCCGTTGGGGCCCACTTGGCGCATAAAGAAGCTTTCTCAGAATTTCTCATAGAGTTGAGATCACTATTAAGCTGTTTACCGAAAAGACGCACTATCTCCACTTGCGCCTTTTGTATATTTTCTAGCGATTTCTGATCCTTAATATTTACACCAAAGTTCCTATTTATATGCAGTAGCCATTGCTGCTGCTGTTCCGGGGTTGGCTCTTGTATAGAGTTTTGTAGGATAAGAACACACGGCCAGAGATGTATTAGGTCATCCCATCTTCCGTACTCAGGAATTAAGCTTACTACTTTCATAAATTTTTTAGGATAACTTAAGAATAACCACTGGAAAGCTTTCAGACCTATAGCTCTTTCACCCTTTCCACCTCTACAGTCTCTTATGTTAAATACAATGTTGAACGTATCCACTACATTCTCGTCTGCGGCTGTCTGCAAGTATTTATATAGATGTGGTACAGATAATCCCCTAGATGAGTTAAAGTAAAGCGCAAGTCTTCCACAGTTAGGGTCTTTTTTTTCTCCGCTAATATTGATATTATTTAGCGATGTCATAATTCTTTCTGTTATTTATGGAGATCTCTTAAATTAAATCTTTCCCTAGAATAAAGAAATATGGAGGAGCATTGCAAAATAAAATTAGACACGGATCCTTGTTCCAATGCAAGTCTCGCCAATGAATCATTAAATTTATGTAACCAGCAATCCGATATAATGGCTATGAATAAGGAGTTTATGCCCGGACCTAATAGGGCAATAATGACTACTCCTCTATCGTTCGTCCAAAAAACAAGGGGTCTAGAAGATATTAGACCAACTTCTGGACCTCTGAAGAAACTTCCGGATTCTTGGAGCTGGTGCGCAGATGGTGGGAATAAGATAAGTCCCGTAGCCGATCAAGGAAAATGTGGGTCTTGTTGGGCTGTAGCATCCACTACTGCACTTGCAGATCGTTACGGCCTCAAATATAACATAGAGGCTCCGTCATTATCATTCACTTACACTATGTTAAAAATTGGAACTGCAAATGGTCCATCTGCTGCATGTCAGTGTTCTACTGGAGGATCATTAGTCCAGGCAGGATGTGGTTTTGAGTCTGGTGGTATTCTCCAGGAACAATGCTATCCCTATGATTATATATCTCATTATACCGATTCACGACCAGAAGGACCTGTGGCACCATTAGATAGTCTAACACCTTGCTGTTCTTCCGATGAGCAAAGTATGTTATTTACGGCACAGGATGGATCTACACGAAATGTTATGGTGGAGGATTCTCCTAATAATATAAATGTTAATGCTACTCACATGAAGCTCAAAGCTGAGATTGCCAATAATGGTCCGGTTGCAGCTGCATTTCAGGTATATGATGATTTCCAGGATAACTACATTCCCCAAGTTAATACTGCTGAAAATTGGGAAGATGTGGGTGTATATACACCAACGGGAAATGGTAATCAGCAAGGCGGTCATGCAGTTGTTATCACTGGGTGGGGTACTAAAGATGGCATAGATTTTTGGGAAGTCCGAAATAGTTGGGGTACCATTGGGGCTGAAAATACAAACCAAGGAGTACACAAAGGGTATTTCAAATATGCCATTGTAGACAATGATCCGTGTCATCTAGCAGCACCTTTTATACAAGGTGGGTCTATGGTAGGTGGTGGTGTAAGTTTCCTTCCAGGACCACTACCTAAGGGTTATAAGGCCAAACCAGCAACTGGTAAGCGTAAGTCTCCGGATAACTATGGTAATGGTGGAGATGGAGGAAGTCACTATAAATTCTTTAGTTTACGAAATTCAAATGGTGATTTAAATTGGCCATTTATAGCGACGTTAGTTCTAGTTGCCGCAATTGTCGTAGCTCTATTAGTGCAGTTAATTCCAAAGAAAAAATAAGTCATATAACACATATGTTATATGTCTACGATACACCACGTGATGCTCTTCTAAGTTCCTTGTTATCCTCTCTAATTTCTTGGTATCTTTCCTTGTAGTCAGTTAGTGACATCTTAAGTCTATCTATTTCTCCATTCTTCCTTATTAATTCCCGCTCTTGTTTAAAAACTTCATCCTTCATCTTTTGTCTCATATTATTAACTTCTTCCAACAGATCATCTCTCTCTGCGATGATATTATTGTGAGAGTCGGGGTCAATTCCGGTATCATTTTGGTCACAATTATCTAGTTCTTCACGTAACTCTTGGATCTCCTCAAACGCCTCAAGCGCCTTTTTCCTCCACTGTTCGGCTTTACGCTTAATATTTGCATATTTTTCTCGGCTTACAGTACCACTCATTTTATGGTAACTTTCTGTACTCTTTAAATAGTCCTAACTTAGCCAACGCCTTATAATTGATCTTGGGACTGAGTTTAGGTTTTTTGACTTTTTTATCAACCTTTACACACTGACGTAATTCAGCATAACGTGCTCGATGATGACTCATACTTCGACAACCTAATGGACAGTTACGATACGGACAACGTGATTTGTGTTTAACCATGTTTATATTTTGATTCATATTTTTTACTAGAAATCAAAATCCTATTTACTTCAGACAAGTACCCGTGCCCATATCAGTAGAGTGAGCTACATTGTAACCTTTCAAACGTAGTGCATCGTACATATCCTCTACCATTAGAGTCTTAGTTGAACGAGTACTATTAACTACGAGAGCCACTCTCATAATATCCTCGATCATTTCACCAATTTCTTGGTGAATCACTGGATAACAATCTTCAGACATACTCTTTACACCTGCTCTTCTGGCAAGACGTGTCATAGATGGTTTAGTTATATGTTCCATTTTAGAGATTAACATGGTTCGCTTTAAACAAACTTAGATCAGCTATAATCATTAAGGTAACTTAAAAAGGAGTATTGAGACCAATAAAACTATGAACCGATCGACTCAGAAGCTTAATGGCAAGAGAAAAAGGACCCGTTTCTACGAAATTTACCTTACTAAATTACTGAAACAAGTTTCAGGCGAGAATGGAATTACCTCCAATTCTAAACAGCAACTTAATAGCATTCTTTGTGTTATAACTCGTCTGGTTAGCACTAAGGTCAATGAATTAACTGAAATGGCAAAGAAGAAGACATTGTCTGATAGGGAAGTTATTTATGCCTTGCAGGTTCTGTTCCATGGAGATCTCGGAAAGGGTATGATTACTACGTGTCGGCAAGCCGTACAAAAATACACTCTAGACTCTGATACTAAGGGTGTTACACGGCAAGATCGTGCTGGGATAATTTTTCCACCTTCCGTTACTGAAAAGTATCTAAGAAATTTTGGGTACTCCAAAACGATGGTTAGTAATAACGCTCCTGTGGCTTTGGCTGCGGCTATTGAGTACTTGGCTGGAGAAATGCTTGAGAACGCGGCAGTAGTTGCTAAGCAGAAGAAAAGAGTGCGTATTACTATCCGAGATCTTGAGATTGGAGTACGTACTGATAGAGAATTAAGTACTTTTTTCGCAGAAAATAACTTATCTTTTCTTGGTGGTGGTGTTATGCCCTATATTCATCCTAGTCTATTGGTTAAGAAAACCAAGCGACGTAGGGGAAGGAAGTCTGCTGGTAAGCGTACTCATCGTTATCGACCGGGTACGGTATCCATACGAGAAATTAGAAGGTTTCAAAAGACAAGTAATTGTTTGACATTGGCACGATCTCCTTTTGAGAAATATACCCGACTAGTTGTTCAGAAACTAGTAGGTGATAAAGAGAGTAACATGAAAATAAGTAAAAACGTGTTTTCTACCCTTCAGTACTTCATAGAACAGCAGATGGTAACTACTATTAACAAATCCTATATGGCAGCCATCCATGCTGGTCGAGTAAAACTTACAGCTCCAGATCTAAAGTTTGTTAAGGGTCTAGTTGGACTCAAAATAAACGACGAGGAACCTGTTAAGTCTTTGGTGATTGACAATGACGATTCCTCCAAGGAAGATGTAGAGGAAGATGTAGAGGAAGATGTAGAGGAAGATGTAGAGGAAGAGGAAGAGGAAGATGTAGAGGAAGATGTAGAGGAAGAGGAAGAGGAAGTTGAAGAGGAAGTTGAAGAGGAAGTTGTAGAGGAAGAGGATGTAGAATCTCCTGATTTCAATGAATGGAAGGATAAACAAATCGAGTCCAATTAATAATTTAAAAATAGATCATGTAAGCATCAAAAATGTCAAGCAAAGACAAAGATAGTGCGAAAAAATCTTCTGACCATGAAAAAGAAGACACCGAGATCAAACCATCATCTCCTGAACCCTCCCATATAATGACTGGTAAGTATGCGGTACTTATGGAAACTAGTGAAAAGGAGTGTGAAAGCTGGTATTACTTCATTAGGATGTCAGGTAATATTCCCGCCTTGAAACATTTGCATGAGCAGCTAGAGCAGGTAGAATGGTACATACAAGACGACTTGAGTACGTTTGATCTAGACATGGAACATCCTGTAACAGCGATAACAGCTAAACAGATGACCAAACTTGAACTGAACGCCCATTCTTTTCACCGCAAGTTTGACGGGAAATTACAGGAGATAAACCTAGGATTTAGGAAGCGAGATACTGATGAACGTAAGATGGAAAAGGCTTTTGATCTTCTAGGATATGGCCAGATTGAAGATTACATAGACGATGAAGATCTAGATCCCGAGGATCTAACAGATGCAAGTTCTGAGTCTGATTCGGATTCTGAGTCTGAATCTGAGTCAGATTCATCTGGTGATGAAAATACCAATAAAGAGAAAAAGACAGGAATTCCTCCGGCACTCCTACGCAGCGATCGACCAAGATGGGCTAAGGCTAAAGGTCTACGTAAGCGTGGTTAAGATTTTGTATCCTTATTAGGAAACAAAAAACTCATTTTTTACGAATAGAAAAGTATATCAATACACCAAGAGCTACTATCAATATCATAACTAGTATAGCGATGAGGACAGGAGAAACCTTAGCTATCTTATCTGATACATTAGCAGACTTCTTTGATATATTTTCTAGTTCTTTGGCAACCATAGCTGGCAAAGAATAAGGTTGTCCTCCTCCTAGCTCTTCTGGTACTAATTCACTACATCTTATAGTGCATTGTGTTAAAGTTCTTGGAGTTGCTTTGGGACCTTCTAGACGTTCATTTAATCTTACGGATACCTTCTCTATATAGTCATTTTTTGGGTTATAAGGAATACACATGGCGTTATTACATATAAATTGAATTTTCTCGTAATGGGGGCCAAAAGTGTCAGGAGATAATACGAAAAAGGGAAATATAGCTGCGTGTTTCCATCCTACCAATCCTGTACCTTCTGGCTCTATAACATTCTCTATATTCGCCTG